TACTGCCAGGTCGGCGCAGGTTTACCTACGGTCGCTTTGCGACCTGCGCCGACCTGGCAGTAAATCAATAATTCAAGAAATCATATACATTTTGCGGGTATGCTTTACTAGGCTCTGCTGTTTTTTTAGGCACCACTACTTATTAGAGGGGCGCGACTTTGCGTTGCCAATACGAAAAAAGAATACCCTCCCCCGACTCATGAAAAGTCGCGAAGAGTCTACATAACGGGTAATCATGTATAAAATGGATCGTCCAAAATGGATCTCTGATTTCAAAAAAAGAATACCAATACCGCGCGAATGAATAGTGAAATACAAGCATCTGAATACGTTAATACAATGACTGACGAATCTACATTACAATACATCTACTTCTGCTACAACACAACCATGTGGTGGTTTGACAACCATGGAATTCCTAATTTGGACGGAGTTGGTACCCCACATCTACTTTGTAAGATTGGTCTTACAACTCAAAAACCTCAAGACAGATTGAGTTCTTACAATGGTTCAAACACTGGTATGCCTAAGCCCTACAGGTTTAAGCTTGTAATGCGAGTGAATGACTGTAAGGCTGCTGAGTCTAGAGTACATACTATCCTCAAAGAACAGGGTCGTTGGTGTCATCAAGGAGCACCTGGACTTGGTACCGAATGGTTCTTTGCTACAGAAGATATGATTCACATGATCTTCTCAACCATTATTCGTGATGAGTTTGAGGGTGAGTTTGTGGATTCACCACTTCCAAACCCTGTACATATGATGCCTGAGGATATTCGTAAGATTGTTCAAGAAAACGATCTCACAACCTCACGTTACTATACAGATGAAATCAAGAAGTTTGGACTACCTCCTGAACCTTGGAAGAATGAAAGTGCATATTACTATCTCAATCCAGACATGCGTGGACATCCACAGCTTGTTCCAATCGGAGTATTCATAGACAAGCTAAGAAGAGAGAATATTAAAACTACTAGCGATTATGAAAGTATGAGGGCATATAAGCCAGATTGTAAGCTTTATCCTTCTCTAGACAACATTGCTGATGGTTACTTTGAAGGCTTCAAGAGTTTTACTGAGCTTTTAGAAAGCCACTTTCCTCGACGTATGGTTCGCCGATAGGTTTACATTTTAAAATGATAGACCTCTAAAATATTTTTTTTATACATCAATTTAAAACCATTTAAACGGACAAAATGGATCTAAGGTATACCAAGATGTCTAACTCAGGTCGTGCTAAAATGGAAATGTTTAAATCTGCTATCTCTAGAATTCGTGATATCCTTCGTCGTTCAGCAATTGCTGATATGGAAAGTTTAAGACACACAAGTCTGTATGTATTGAGTCGATTCATCACTCGTACAAAAGCCAAGGAAATTGGCATCTCTGAAGAGTTTGCTTGGGAATCTCTTTATGAAGCTCTTCCAGAGATTTCTCTTGAGAAATTTGGAAAGGGTGACCCATGTCTTATATATGAACTCGACCGAATCTTTGGTCTTCAAAAACTTGCATTTGATCTCTCAGTTCCTGTGAGTCATCGTGAGATCATGGAAGTTCTCAACCCAATCGATATGAACGCATTGGATCTTCAGACAGATATCCTTGGATTTGTCTATGAAGATATCCTTGCAAGTGGCTCTTCAAAGTCACGCGATATGGGTCAATACTTCACAGACCGTGCTGTCTGCAAATACATGATTGAACTCTGTCAACCTAAAGTTGTCAAGGGTATCCCAGAAACCGTATGCGATCCAACAATGGGAACTGCAGGTATGTTGACATGCTACGTAAACTATCTCAATGCAAATTCCCCAGGTATAGATTGGTCAAAATATCAAGATCGTGTTCATGGTTGCGATCATGATGAACGTGTTGCTGGGCTTGCACGTATCAACTTGTTCATGGTTGCAAAGAATGTATTTGAGCATCTTGTTCGAAAGGACTCTCTCTGCAATGGGACTGAACGAACAAAGTATGACAATATTGTCGCAAACCCACCATTCGGTCTAAAGAATCTCAAATACACTGACTGTCATCAGAGTATTAGAAATCTAAAAATTAGTGGAGTAAAGGCAGAACCTCTATTCCTTCAGTTGATGATGACATCACTTGCACCTGATGGAAGGTGTGCAGTTGTTGTTCCAAATGGAATGATTGAGAACCGTTCAAACATTCATAATCAAACTCGCAAACATCTCCTTGACAACTTTGAACTTGAACGTGTAATTCGTCTCAACTCAACTAAGCCTAAGGGAAGTGCTAGAGGTGTTGCAAAGAGTGCCAAATTCTTTGTAGGAACTGGAGTTCAATGCTCTATCTTATTCTTTAAGAACACTGGCAAGCCTACTACCAGCACAGGTTACTACGAAATGAAGAAAAGTGATGACGGAGAGCTTGTAGTTAACTTAGTCAAGACTGTCAAGCGTGAACAGATCGATCCAGTTACAAATTCATTGGACTTGATTAAGTATGATGATCCCACAGAGGTTGCAAATGGGCATACATTAGAATCTCTATGTGACCATGACAACGGTGAAACTCTCAAGGGTGGAAATCCAAACAGTGGTGATGTTCCAATTATGGGAGGAGGAACACAATACAATGGTTTCTACTCAAGACACAATCGCGAACCTAACACCATCTCAATAAGCAAGAGTGGTACAGCAGGTCATGTTCAGTGGCACACTCAAAAGTTCTGGGCTGGTGATTGCTTCACTGTAAAACCTAAGGATGAAAAGATTATAACTACTAGATATCTCTATCATTACTTGAGTACACATTCCCATGTAATCAAAGCTCGAAATACAGGGAGTGCAATCCCTCACTGCAAGTGGGGAGATATCAAAGGAATGCTTATTCCAGTTCCTGATATAAAGACTCAGAACAAGATTGTCAAGGACTTGGACAAAGTTGAAATGGAAAAGCAAAAAGCACTACAAGTTATTGCTGATTCAGAAAAGAAGGCATTTGATATGATGATTGCAGGGCTTGCATAAGTCTTAAGGATGATGATCATCCAAAATAAATATATTTTTTGAGTGCTTTACAGATCCATCAGATATAGGCTAAAAATGTAAAAAGATGCATTTGTTTGAATGAGTGCTTTACTCATCGTCAGAATCTTCAAGAGCACTGAAGGCTCCGCTATTTCTGACTCGGCGTTGAGCCACTGGTTTTGTTGTGAAGACTACTTCCTTCCAAACCTGCTTTTGATGGCCTAGCTTTGCACGAGCTTCAGCACGCTTGGCCTTGATTGTATACATGAACTCAAGCCAAGGTTTGATGTCTTGACGATACTCACGGTGCTCAGCGAATACTTTGCCGTTGTATTCGTAGAACTCTTCTTCAGACATTGCAACGAGTCTGTTGACGTAAGCCTTTCGCTGCTCAGCTACAATAAGGTCTTCATCATACATGATGTCTCCCCAGCAGCGTTCACCTGTGAGCCACTTGCGACCTGAATCTCTCATCTTTTTGTAATGTTTGGCCATACCAGCCTTGAAGTATTTGTTGAATAGGAATTTGTGAGAGGCAATGGCTACGAATTTCGTAAGCACTGCAATGACGCGGTCTACGCGTTGGTTGAATTTCTTAGCAGCTTCCAATTTGAGAGCTTGCTGAGTGTTGTCCGGCATGACCCATGGAGTTGTCATGAAGGGAGCTTTAGGATCGTGGACGAAGCCACGCTTACGAAGAGATACACTGATTGGAATGAGAGATGGCATTTTAGATTTGTCTTTGTCTTTACTGTTTGAACCTAATGTCATATCTTTTGATTTGACCAGATCCATTTTGGACGAAACTCCGAAAAAAATGGATCTATCGGCTACTAAACTTTAGACCTTAGCAAGTAATAGACAGAATGCCTACCTGTATAGCCTTCACTCAACGATCAACCCCCTGTACTTCAAATATTCGAGAAGGAGAAACCCTTTGTGGAAGACACCATCATATGATGGAAACAGAACAAGCAAGAGCACGTTTTCAAAGAGAACAAGCAACCTTAAGAGCCAACTGGCAGGGACTTCAAGCAGGGACTCACGTGCGAGTAGGAACTCGTATCGTGCCTGTTAACGCACCTTTAGCTGCTGGAGTTAGAGAAGCTCCACCTCCTAGACCTAGGCTTCCACAGAGACCCTGTATGGCAATCAAGGCAGATGGAACACTATGCCACAAAGAAGCAAAACATGATGATCAACGATGCAATCTCCATCACGCAGTTGCTCTTCGCTATGTTCAGAATGAGCTATTCACTCAAGCTAAGCGTGAGCTAGGAAACATCTACCAAGCCTTTAGATTCAACCCTCAAGTCTTCAATGCTACCGTTGCAGAGGCTATGCCAAGATTGACAGAAGGATTGACTGAACAAAACCAAAGACGACTCAGGGAACATGCAGACGATCTTTACCTTAGACCCCTCTTAAACAATGTTATACGACTTGTTAATAGAGGAGCTACGTTTGAGCAAGCAGATGCTCACGTTCAAGCATGGGTTATAGAGGGGACAATTCCAATGATCCATGTTCCCAGATTTCAAGACTTCATCACAAGACACATTGCTATGAGAGAATGGCACGAGCAACACCAAAGAGCTCCTCAGTTTGGAGCACATCAACGAGAAGCACAGTTGGCAGCAGACTCGCAGAACGTCCACACACGAGAAATCACACAGCAAATGAGGGACTCCATAAACATCCTGCTGGCAGTCCAAGTGCCTTCACAACAAATAAGCACTCTGACACAGATACGACAGCACTTGATTGACAAAGCGTATCCAGTGTATGAGGTCAATACAGTCTTAACTGATGTAGTGAAGTGGTGGAACAAGGAAACCATCTTTGCTGCCGATGACAAGCTCTACAGAAAGATGCTTCGTGCTCTGTGGTGGACCATCAAGCAATACAAAGATGAAGTCCGTCAAGAGCTAGAGAAGAGACTTTGGGAAGAGATGAGAGATGGAGCCATTCCCTACTCAGTCTGCACTCAAGGACACATTGCTAGGCTCAGCAACGTGATGATCGGATTTGACGAAGCGTTTGTGCCTCCAGTTCCAGTAGGCGAGATACTACAGCAGAAGATGGCTGCCATCTACGGAATGGACGTAGACTACCAAGAACAGATGCGTCTCGCAAATGAAGTTCTTGTTGAGCTGAAGATTCCCCGTGAACAACACGGCGAGTGGTTATCAGCCTTTTAAAACCTCTTTTTACATACAATGAGGTTCAAGACCCTTCGACGCTCACACAACCCTGATAAGAAGTGGGATGCCATATTTGAAAAGGAAGGAAAGGAAAAGGTTGTTTCGTTTGGAGCCAGAGGGTATAGTGATTTTACAAAGCACAAAAATGCGACTCGTAAAGCACGATATATTAAACGTCATTCTGGAATGGGAGAAGATTGGAACAAGCCAGATACTCCCGGAGCATTAAGTAGATGGATTCTGTGGAACAAGCCAAGTTTGAAAGGAAGCTTACGTGATTTCCGTAAGAGGTTTTCACTTTAAGATCATTCATAACACTATGCCCGAACTACTCTGTTTTCTATGCAAGACCACTCTACAAGATCAAGCCAAACATCGTGAATGTCTGTTAAAAGGTCTTGAAGAAGGACTCGTTCAAAGCAAGGCAGATTGGTTGAAGAAATCAAAACCTAAGGCAATAAAGGTCATTCGTAAGGTGTTGTTGGAACAACCTTGTAATATAAGTCTTCCAAAGTGAGTGTTCGATCTGAATCAAAATAGAGTTTTGCAATTGTGTTGAAGAGATGAACATAAGTGAAAAGCACTGCGGCTACAATCGCAATGATATCTTGCATTATTGAAGGGCAATATGTTGCGTTCGGGGAAGCCTACGCGACAAAACGACTCGTTGTGTTCCTCCCACACTCATATCATCTCCTTCTTGAATTCCTTCAATAGCTCTCAAAGCTTCAGCAACCCTCTGTGGTTGATCAGCAAACTGAAGAAGTAGTTGAGTTCGAATAGCATTACGACGAAGAGGTGGACGAACTGTACGGGTAGATCTCGCAATAGTTCCAGCTCCACCTTCAATGACGAAGTTATCTAGATTATTACCTTGCATGAACTCCAATACATTTCCACCCAATTGTGTTTTTCTATCTCTTAATGTCTTGATTTGTGCTTGTAAAGCTCGAATCTGGTCATCTAATCCAATCCACTCTCTTAAAGTTTCTCGGATGTGCGTTGTGTCTTCGTTCTCCATGCTCTTCTTCGTGTCCGTCTGTGAAAACCGCCTTTTGTCAGTTTTGGAGCTGTGAATCCCGTTTTTTGACTACGAATACGTTCAAGAGCAGACATAGGTTTAGGAGGTGCTACTGGTGCTACAGGAATTTCTACTTGTTGAGATTCTGTAGATGGAGGAGCAGTTGGCATTGTTGGCATTGTAGGCATTGTTGGCACAGTTGGCATTGTAGGCATTGTTGGCACAGTTGGCATAGTTGGCATAGAATTTCTAGCAGTTGAGGCAGCTTCTTGAGTTTGTCTTGCAAGATCTTTAATACCTTCTTTCATTGATGATGAACTACTGCTTACTAGTTGAGAGATTTGACTTAATCCAGCTGAAATATCATTTCCAAGTTTAATACGTTTTTCATCAATCCTGGCTACTGCACGATTACCTTCAAGGAATGTGTTAGCAAGCATATCTCCAATTGGTGGTGGTATTATACGAATATAGGATTCAACTGCAGCTACAAAGTCTTGACGACTCAAAGAGATAATTGCAAAAATAGGCCATACAGTCATGCCAAATATTGCAGCCATCGTAATGCCTACCATAGATGCGTAGGGAAGTGGAATAATACCAATCGCTGCAGGTAGAATAGATTGAACTGATTTTACTAATGTCTTTCCTCCAGCAAGAATTATATCTAAGGATGCGCTCAAAATACTACCAAAAATAGGTATCTTCTCAAGATAACTTAAAAAAAAGATCACCATAAAAAGACCTTGAAGCATAGTTCTAGCATAAGGTGTTGTCATAGCAGACAAAAACCAACGTAAACGAGGTCCTAAGTAGTCTTCGCTATCAGGTATGAGTGGAGGGGCTACTGGAGCAGGTTCAGCTCCTCCTCGATGTTTTTTGAATTTTTCAAGTTTGTATTTATAATTTGACTTGCCCTTCAATCCAGCGACAATGATATCAAGACGTTCATTAAAATCTTCTGGAATGGGAATATTGTGTTTTTTAAGAGTGTCCCGAAGACCCATTGTATATCATCTCTAAAATTTCCAACGGCGATCACATTCTAAACAGGTCACGAAGGTTGTCATGGGCTCATCTGCTGAACGTGTTTGTAGTTGATAGTAGTCACAACGTGTCTTCTTCTTACACGATGAACAGAACATGAATATACTTGCTGTGGACTTCTTGGAGTACATTGCCTTCTCTTTATCAATAATCTTCTGAATCATCTCCTTCCATCGTTTAGGGTTTAGATCTACAGCAGTTGAATCCACAAATTCAGTTGGACTCATATTTGCAGCCATCTCGCGATAAGGATATAATGAAACAGCTCGACTACGATACATATCTACAAAGACTGAATTATTCCAATCAATGTCTACAAACCATTTCTGAGCATCATTTACACATCGGTTCAAGATTGCATTTTCAATCTCTTCACTCTCAAACTTTTCACGAACTCGATCTCTCAAGAGGTGTTCTACGAATACGTTGGATGCATGAAGCATGTGAACTGTAATGTTAGGACGATCTTCACCTTCCTCAACCTCTTCAGGTTCATCTTGAGTTGGATCTCCTTGTCCATCATCTTCTTCATATTCACCTTCATTCTCTTCATCTTCTTCATTGAATGTACAAGTTTGATAGAATTCATCATATTCAGATGTTTTCAAATCCATGTACTTACTTGCTTGACGATCGTAATCATCAGGATTTGGATTAGCTGATTTAAGTACCGCAATGGACCCTTGAAAGGAATCATCGTGGAACGGCGGGGGCAACATATGTTGATTTGTCTGTTCATCTTCTACCTCAGAAGGTACTGCAAAGAATGCGAATGAATGTTCTTCTTGAACACACTTGCCTTGAAACTGAAGCGTTGGTTGCTTGAGTTTTTTGCGAAGCCATTCAAGAACATCTACAGTCTTAGCGGGAATGGATGCTTCAGAGAGAACTCCTGCGATTGAAATTAGAGTAGCTAGAACCATCTTGAAGCTTCAGTATTAAGACTTCTTGGGTTCGTTTTGTTTAAATTTTACGTCCTGTCTTTCTATGTTTTTTATTACCTCCATTATTGAACCCATATGATTTTCTAAGGAACTTACTACCAAATAGTTTAGTTGGATCATATTCATCATCTCTATCATTCTTTGGAGGTTCATCCTCATCTTCTTCCTCTTGCATAATTTTTCTTCTTCTTACTGGTGCTGGAGCAGGTGAAGGTAAAAGACCAGTACCAGCTCCTGGTTCAGGTTGGTTTTTCTTAGTTGTATTAAATGCATTGACTACAGATGACTTTTTAAGAAGATTCTTTCTTAATTGTCTCTTTTCTTTATTAAGATTGTTTTCTAGGTCATTTAGCTCTTGCATTGCACTACTTTGATTAGATAATTTATCAATTTCGTCAACTGATTGAGCTCTTCTAACTATATTTTGAAAAGATCCTTTCTTAGCCTGACTATTTGCGGATATTTTCCTGAGAGCATTGTTCATAGGAACCTTACGACGGTTAATATCATCAACTGAACTTATAGAAGAAGGTTTATTTCGCTGTGTTCGTCTGCGATTTACAATTGGATTCACTGTTACTCCAGCTGGCATATCTGGTTCAGGTATATTTGCTGCTGGTAAGTTTGCTATTGCTCCAATGGTTCCTTGTTTGGGATTTTTACGTGTTTTGTTTTGGAACTTTGCAAAGTCATCCTTAGATTTGAACAGTGGATTAGTGTTCATTTTAATCTCTTCTGAAGGTTCTATGGCTGGAAACATATCATCAATAGGTTTATCTACTGGAGCTTGACGTTTTGGAGGAAATTTTGAACCTTCTCCAATTCCTAATGCGTTACCAAGATTTGCTCTGGTTGTTTTTACAGATTCAGGCAATTTTGGCATTGCGGGCATTGCGGGCATTGCGGGCAATTTTGCTTTCTTAATTACGTCATATCCACCTGCAAATGAACGTCCTAATGAATCACCTAAACTTTTCATCATTGTTGAACCAGAACCCATTGCAAAGGTAATACCAAACCAAACAATTCCAATTATAATAATAGTAATACCAGCGTACAATAAAAAATCAGTAGCAGCTTTTGCTTTTCTATCATATTCCTTCTGTGTCATAGTTGTAGCAAATGGATCACTACATTCAGCATCACTATTTTTCATATCATCAACTGGATCTGTTGGACATGGTATTTTTGCTCCAGTAAGACAGTTAATTGGAGGAGTAGGTTTATAAAATACTTTTCCAATTTCATGAATTACATCTCCAGGAGGTGTCAAAGGAAGACGTTTGATATTCAACATATCGGAAAATACAATATTGATTGGATTAGCCATAACAATCACACGTGTTCCATCTTTTGTTACCCATGTATAAAAAGCCCCTTCAGGATTAACTACCTTTTCAAGAACCCAATCTGCTCCTGGCATAGCTGGAACTTCTGGGTATCCATTGGTTTTATCAGGTTGTTGACCTAGAATACTTGGGAGTTTATTGGCAACTGCATTAATAAACACACCACTTTCACCAGCAAAAAGGGCAGCTTTAAGTGGAACTAAAACAACAATCTTTGATCCTGTTACTAAGTCCGACCCAAACTCTCCTACTTGAAGACATGCGTCATATTGCCTATTCCGTTCGCAGAAGTTGTCTATACGAAGAGGAAAAGGGTGATATAAACTCATTACAGGAATAGAAGTTGACGTGTCAACTCGTTGAGGTTGTCTTAAACTTGAAACATATTCTGAAGTATCTGGAACTGATAGCCTAGGACCCATTATATGTATTCAACAAAACAACTGTTAGGAATAAACATTTCAACTAAAAGCCACTATATGAAATTGAAAAAGGAATTGTAGGTTTCAAGAATACTTTAGTCAAAGCTCCATGAGTCTTATAGTTAATAGCTACTGCACCTTCTGGTCCATTTGTTTCAGAAGGATTCCACATTAGAACTCTAGAATCTTCATCTAAACTACCTTGATCTTTAACCCTTGCAACATTTCTCTTAAGTTCTTCCTCTGCTCTATTTAATATTTTAGTAAAACCAAGATTAGTTGTGACGCCAGATGGTATTCCATCCAACCATACATCTGGAAATTTTTTGTCCGGAAATTTACATTCATATGGAAAAATTCCATCAATATTTTCTGGACTCGGTGCTACATAACCGTTTGCTGAGATAAAAGGTATATTTAGATCCTTCTGCCACTCTTCTCTACTATCATAGTCATCTTCTACTGGAAGTTCTAATGTATACTTTATAGGACGCTTACCAATAATGTCTCTAGATAAAATGACAGTGGACGATGATAATCCTGGAGCTATTCCGATTTTACATAGTTCTTTAATTGTGCCATCAGATGATGTAATGTCTTTACATTTAGTGCTATCCGATGTTTGATTTGAAAGTGCTAATGGTGGACCAGGTGGTCTTATAAATGGTTCTTTTGCTTTTCTACGTTTAGCTTCTGCTTCATCTCTTCTTCTTTTTCTTTCTTCCTGTCTCAAGCGATCTTCTTCAGCCTTTTTCCTTGCTGCTTCCGCTTCTTCCTGTTCTTTTCTTTCCATTTCTTCTCCTTCTCTACGAAATCGCTCCTCCTCTTCTGCGCTTCTGTTTGAGCTTGCATTTGCTCCCATTATATCTATCTAATAAAACAAGTATTAGGAATAAACAAGATGGCTCCACCTACAGTTCAAAAACCAGAAACCCCAAGTCCACCTGGAGATGTTCCTTGGTGGGGTGCTCTTATTTTAGCGATACTAACAGCTATTGTTTCAGTCATTGGAACAATTTTATTTTTGAGAGGAGGTGCTGCTGCTGTACCTGGGGCTCCTCCAGGTGTAGGTATGATTTTTACAGATATAGTTACATTTTTACCTCATATCTTGATTGTATTTGGTATTTTTGCTGATATCTTTACATTACAAGGTGCTTATTCGATTCCAAGTTTAGTTGGGTTGTTATCAATTCCAATTCACTTTATGATGCAGTTTCTTTGGTCAGGAGCTGCTGGTTTCTTAGGTGATCTTTATAAACTTATCAATACAGCACCGCTCCCTAAAACTCCAGCAACACCAATGTTTTCAGGAAAAAATACCGGAGCAAGTGTTGGTAGTACTGGAAGACCAACAACTTTTGATGAAGACGTTAAGACTATTCTAGGAGGAACACGTGGAGGAGCCATGAGTGCTTGGAGAGGATGTGAAGTCTACGGATTTGAAAAATTGATTAGCCCTTATGCTCCTCAGGGATTAGTCGTGACAGCCACAATATTCTGGTATTACTTACTAGATTTGTGGGTAAATCGTGATGGACTTGATAGTATAGCTACAGCTCTTGCATTTCCTTTGTTCTTTGGTATTCAAGTATTTCTACTTAAAACATGTGAAAACTTCGGAGAAAGCGTTGTAGTTAAATCTATAATCGCACTTACAGAAGGATTAATTATTGGAGGAACTGGGTATGGGATCGTACAGGCTACTATACCGGATCGACTACCTTCATCGGTTCTTCCTAAGGTTCCAAGACTTTCAACAATGAAGAAAAACGCAGATGGAACGTATACAGATAGTAATGGTAAGATCTACATTGTAGGTCCAGATGGTGTTGCAATTCCAAAAGATTTCATTTCATTAACTTGTCCAGATTTTGATATACTTGGAAATATTAAAGGAGGTCTAAATTCATGTCCTAAACCTTCAAGTTCTGATACTAAAACGACTTAGCCTTTCTGATAAGTGAATAATACACAATCATATTTGTTCCTGAATGACGACCAACTTCAGCACCATTCTTAAAAACAACAATCGTAGGCACAACTTGGACACCCATTTTGCGCCCTAGACCCAATGGATCAATATGAGTATTCACAGATGTCCACTTGACATCCTCAAACTCTTCCTTTAAGTCATCAATCGCAGGCTTTATAGCAATACAAGGAGTACACGTAGGAGACCAAAAATGAAACGCTTCAATACTCATTCTACCTTATCTACAGATTCTATTTGTAAATGACCATGTTCAGCACGGATGACAGGTGTCTTCGCTATAATCTGTCGTGTTAATTGGACGTCACGAGCCTTACACATTTCAATGAAAGCTTTATACAAGTGCTTATCAATCAAGTCCTTGTCTAACGTATCCAATGAAGAACGAACCCAAGCAACAATATCCTTCTGTTGAATAGGTCCGCCCATAATTCGCAAGGGACAACCAGGAAAGAGTTCATCCACAACTACTGGAATTTCAGGTTTAGGAACAATTCCATTGACAACATCCTGAGCCATCTTATCGACTACCGCATTTTGCTTAGACAAGTCATCTAATCCACCAGTATGTGCTTTCACATGAACGAACCTATGTGACTTGAACTTGGAAAGACGAGCTGTAATATCCTTAATCAAATCTTGATGAAGTACATCTTTACCAGCAGCTGTTTTCCATCCACGATTCATCCATCCTGGAAGCCAAGAGGTTAAGCAGTTTATGGAATACTCAGAGTCTGAATAAATCACTAAGTCGCAATCAATTTCACCACGATCTTCAAGTGTTTTTACTGCTAACTGAATGGCAGAAAGTTCAGCACGATTATTAGTTTGGTCTTGATCATCAGGGACACGTAACGCAGAGGACCACAAAGGATGATCTGGAAACCACGCAGCAAATCCCGCTTTAGCTCCTTTACGACCATTACTTGTGCAAGAACCATCTGTGAATACACGCATACCTTTTAATGTTTAGCACCTTGTAATTCCATTTCAAACGCCCGAGGATCAAACCATAACATTGGATTCAAAATTCCATCAATTTTAGGAAGATGTGAATACCCAGGTAGGTTTGTGGTAATACAACGAGAGACAATAGCAGATTGCAAAACTGGAACTTCAATATGAAACCAAACTCGGCAACGAAAGGATCTTTTTTCTAAAGATCTGCGTAGCATTTGCTGACATGCTAAACTTAAAAAGTGAGCATGCCAAATAATTAAAATACGAACACGAGTAGATCTTTGAGCTGGCGCAAAGGAGATCCATTGAGCGAACCATTTAGCAAAGTCATCCATTGAGTTGGATACAGCAGCATCCACTTCTTCAAATTCACACTGGTCTGAGTACTTGATTTTGTAATCATCCCAAAGTCTTTTTGTTTCGCGATCATTCAAACATTCATAAAGAATACGATGTGGTGGTGGAAAATCGGATTCACTCATGTTTATCACTAGAACCCACAATCCGTTTAACAGGGATATCGGCAGAAACAATGTAAATACTGTTCTCAGTCATCACAATAAACACTTTCTCTTCCTTGATACGTGCAATGCTCTCAATAGGTGATGTATATTCAGTATCGGACTTAACTAAAAATTTGGTTGTATCCTGAACACCGATGCAGCACTTCTTCTCCAAACTATCATTGTAGTAGTCTAGGTAGATTGGCTTATCATGTTCAATGGAAAGCTTCGCGGCAGCAGCCATCACTGTAGCAGAGGGGACGACACTCATTTTCTTTGTCGCAAGGTCTTCCTGCGACTCTTTCTACCGCGACGGCCTAAGGATCTTTTTGACCGTTTGCGACGTCCACCTTCATCTAATTCCATAGCACCATCATCTTGATTTCCACCTTGACAATCTACCTTTCTCAATGTATCAAAAATATATAGTTTTCTTTCATCTTGTCCATTTATTGTGAACCATCCACGCGTCCAATTAAATCCACCTGGTTGTCGTTCAATTCCAACTGGGCGATTTTGATCTTGTGAATACATACCTAAATAAGTAAAATTTTCAGCTTCACCATCAGTTTTAGCTTCATAACACTGACCTTCTTCAGGTATTACACGCCTTGGTTGTGCTTGAGGTTCTTCATATCCTCCTCGTCTCCGTGTTCTTCGTGGCATTATTATAACTTAAGAGAATCCTCTAGCTTGAATCGGGATTTCATGTTGAGGCAAGGAGTTTCTGCTTTTGGAACAGAAACCACCTGTTTCACAGGATCCTTGACTTCAGGAACTTTGGCTGCGACTGCAAAGACGAACCGAACTAACGCATCTACATGTTCTTCTGCTGCTGGTGTCTTAGGTTGACGTATTGATTCTTTCAAATCGTCCACAATTGTCTTTACAAACGCAGACATGATTTCATGTGGAATGAGTTCACGAGCAAACAGTTCAGCAACATATACTGCAAAGGTTCGCTTCTTCTCCTTTTGCTTGTACCATTTGAGAATGGCTTGTTCGTATTCAGGATCTGTATGCACTGGAACAACTGTTACGTTTGTGTTGTCGTAGAGTGTATCAAACATCTTGACTTGAGTTAGCAGATCTTGAAGAGCATCAGGATAAGCTCCAGAGATGTCTTTGTATGCATCTGCCATGAGAGGAGCGTAGAAAGTCTGTGTAACACCTCTGTCAAACAGTAGAGTTGTAACACGAAGTCGGAACATAGAATCGCGTTTGTCCAGCTTTTCCATGATACCTACCATCATCTTGTCGTAGGTTTGCTTTGTCAACTTGTTCAAGAACGCATTGACTTCATCATAGTCTGGGTCATCCTTCTCACGCACCTTGCGATGCAGAGAGACAAGAGCTAGTTCTCTCCAGTTGACAGAGACTTCTTCTACATGAGCCCTGCGAACAATAGGGCGTCGGAAAGAAGGTTTGAAGGAAATTTTAAGTTTCGAAATGATGATTCGAATTGCTTCATCTAAAGGGGGTCTGGGGAAAGTTCGTAGAGAGTAGAGAGTTGAGATATCCATTTTCACTACTTACCTTTTCTGTTTAGAGAATCATATCCATTTTATACCAATGGGAAAGTGCTTTAGTTGCCTTGAAAGTCCAATGGCAAAAGTAGGTCCAACCATCATTCGTCATTCTAGTTTCAAGAAAGTCAAAACATATCATGATGCATTAAAAGCAGCAGGATATATCATTCCGGAAAATGCTACTATCATTTTAGTCTGTGATGGTGTTCATATACTGAATGTTCCGAGTTATAAACAATTTCAGTTTGTGGATCAAATCAAATATGGAAATCTGACAATTCCTATTGAAAGATTATACGGCAAACAAAATGGATTGAAACCTAGACATTAGAATAGAAGGTGGTTATAATGTCTGACTCAACCCCTATGCCTAATAAATGGGTCCTCTGGTATCACGACCCCAATGATAATAACTATTCCGAGTCATCTTATACCAATGTAGCCTCTCTCTCAACCCCTGCAGACTTCTGGTCTGTGATTGATGCAATTTCCAAGGATGCTTGGGAATCTGGCATGTTCTTCTTTATGCGCGACGGGTATCGTCCTCTGTGGGAGGCACCCGAACATATCCGAGGTGGTGCGTGGTCCAAGAAAGTGGATGCACGAGAAACCTGTGAAGTATTCATTGACGCAATGGCTCACTGCTTCGTCAATGGATTTCTAACCAATTACAAAGAAGCGATCGTAGGTGTTTCAGTTTCACCTAAAGGTCAGTTTCATATTATCAAAGTTTGGAATACAACTACAAATATTACAGATAGGAAGCTGTTTGCTCCTACAATGAAGATGAAAGCAACAGACGATATTGTTTACAAAGCTCATAACACTAGGCCAAAGTAAATAAGTACTTAATTTGATTCAAGTCTGCTAGAATTTCATCGCGAATATTCAGCAAGTCTGAATCATTCTTTTTTAGCATTCGTGGAAGAGAGGATGCAAGCCATTCATCACTCTTTGTAATGAAAGCTCGAATACCTGTAACCGTCAAGTTTTTCACTGGAAGTGTCTTTTTGATATACGGACGTCCATAGCGGCCCATATAGACCTCTATGAACTTATCAATGTTCGTATCCAAAGCTGCGACTAAATCATCTGTGGCTTTATGTTCTGCAAAGGATCGTGTCTGCCAATGATACAACTTAATTTGAGATCTCATATGGAAAAACACACTTACAATCTCTCCACCTTTCTTTGATTTATAAGTCTTTGTTCTTCCACCTATTTTTCCTATGTTTCTACGAGTTCTATTGGTTGCAATCCCTGCTGGATTTAGTGTATTAGGTATCTGATTTCTTCGAGTTGCTAAAAAGTTTCTTTGTTCTCTAGGTGTTAACAATCTACCTTGTTCTACTTTTACTTGTTCATATGTGTTTAAAAGCTGTCTTTGAGGATGTTTTGGTGCAATTGGGTGAAGAGGAGGTTTAGGTGGAATTGCTGATTCTCCAAATGGTGAAGTAGGACTTGCAGGAAGAGAACTTACTTGAACTGGACGATAAAATCCATCATATTGCATACCCATTAGCTCTTGTCGTTCAATTGAATCTTCTTCTGATTCATCCCAACGTCTTTGCCATTCTGCTTGTTCTTCGGCAGTCCAAGTATCCATTATAGTATTCTAACAAACTAGTTTGAGGAAGCAGGCAAAGGCATCAAACATAACTTGATATCTCCCAAATTCGCAATAACGTATCGGATCATAATGAACCAATCGTTTTTCATATGAACTTCCAAATTGTTGGACAAGTTAGAGCATTTTGTAAATAGAACCAAGTGGGGCAAAGAAAAGGAGCCGCTGACAATCTCAGTAGATTCATTCTTACTAACAGACATTTCAGAAGCAGCATCACCCATAGTTACAGTTTGAGAAGCAAATGGACCCTTGCATGAGAAAGTCAATGTATTGCCAACGTTTTTGATATCTACAGTCTTTGCAGAAAGCAAAGTCATATCACGACAGATCTTTTGGAAGTCCAAGGAAGGCATTGTAACGCGAGCTGAAAATACAGTCTCAGGCATAGTGATATCCGATTCATCACAGTCTAATAAGTTCAAGCGATACTTAATGCGACGTCCTTTTTCACCATTCTCAATTGTAATCGTCAAATGGTTAGATTCGGCACGAGAGACTGAAAAAGTAATCGTGTCATCATTAGTCACTGTTTTCACAATACGATAGAAGTGATCCGTATTTAAACCTACACTCAATTTTGACGCAGAGTTATTATACTCATATTGCTCAAACTTGTTTGCATGTAATCGCATATGGGTCAGAACCGTTCGGGAATTGTCCATAGCAATCATTCTGATGCCATCCTTATCAAAGACAAGGTTCATCTCCACCAACATTGACTTAAGACCCTCGGCAAGTGTGCGTATGGGCGACGTTTGAACTGTCTTCGCAAGTACTAGGTCGTCACTCATTTATGTATCCATGAGGCTCGGCGTCTAAGTTCTTCTACGCACCCGACCTTGAGAGGAGCTCTTGCGACGTGTCTTTGGTCTATTCAATCCAGCAGGAAGGCAACTATAGAACTCGCCTTTTTGGTTCATTCGGTAATAATATACGTCATATCCAGGATAGCATCTCTTTTTTGCTGCCCTCAATCGTTGTTTGAGTGTACCCAAGGAGCTCTTGCGACGTGTACTAGCCATTACTTCTTCACAAGAAATGGAGCTACTATCAAGACTCCAACAAGAATCAAAATTACAATATCAATCGTTCTAACAATCTTCTTCTCACGTTCAGGAAGTGCTTCAAACTCTTTCATGTATTCAGGTGGTTTTGCCCATCCCCACATCCATCCAAGAGCAGTAGGTTTCAAACGATCTTTACAATCGTAAATCATATCATACCATGCGAGCAAAACATAGGCTACACACGCAAGAAGAAACGCCATGACCACACGATGTTGCCATGCCTTGAAATGCGGCATCCAATATACAATCAATACAAACGCAGAAAACACGAGGCATTTTGGATTCAATGCAAGGTGTGTTCCGAATAATCCGCCGCCCATTACTTAGTATAGGTAATATAAATCAATGAATACATGCCTAATAATGCTTGAAACGCAATAGTACGATATGAGAATAGTAAATCTGAAAGACGAGCCAATGCAACTACAGAAGTAATCATCAAAGCATCTGCAACTAGAATTTTCCAACTTCCTTCACTTGCATAGGATTTGAATACATCAATCATATCATTCTGACCTTGAGGAAGTCCTTGAATTACAACAAGGTAGAAGAATATGTCATGTACCATCTGAACAAAGATGGCACCCATAACCAATTGAATACCAACAGCTCCTGGAAATAAGAAAGTAGCTAAAAGGACTCCTAAAAATAAACTTAAGACATCTGCTGCTACTGCTGCAAGACCGAACTTGTCATACCATAAAGTGAGTGCTCCAGTAGGAGGAAGAAACGAAATAGGTGTTGGCACTATCTTAATAAGTGCCATAACTATAAAATCCACCCATAACGCTCCACTTAAAATAGAGATTAACCGCATTACTTGTTGCGGCGAGTTTTTCCATGGGACATTTTTGCCGACTTCTTACGCGAGACAATACGACCCCACTTGTTCATCTTGAGATCTGCCTTGGTCAATCCACCTGTAGTGTGGTGAGCCGTTCCATGCATGACTTGAGCACGTGAGCCAATTTGTTTAGTGTGCATTTACTCTTTATGGCGATCTTTTTATATCCCATGCGGGACACATCACATACGATAAATCCACATCATAGTCTTCTGGATAAATATGAACGCGTGGATTTGAAAGCTTGAGAAATCGCCCTACGTTAGATGTATCGTCGGTCCAACACGATGATGAACGCAAACAAACAGAAAGTCCAACTAACATTTCTTCAGTTTCTTCTCGGATCTGTTTACGTGATTTATTTTTATCATAAAAAGAACCACGTTTAGTTGAAGGAACTGTAGAGATAATACTTGCATTTGGTAATAATTGTTTTGATTCTTCTATAACTCTATAGTCATCTGTTTGAATAAAGAATGTACTTGTTTCGGAATGAGGAATGTGTTTAAAAATATCTGCCATAGCTATATATTTTGCCTCTTGAATCAACTTATCTCCTCTACGCACAAAAATAGCTATAAAATCAGATGGTAATGTTGCTACTAATGAATTAACTCTAGAAATCAACTCAGGCTTCAAAACAAATATTTCACGAATAGCTGTCACATATTCATGAAGGGGGAAGTCAGGTTTATAAAAACGTTCCTGACTACATTCAATTTTAACTGGATTACTCAACTTAGGAATAAAGGGAGCTACTTTAAGACTTGTAAAATAGTCATACCAACCTCTATCACATGTATATAGCCAATTTGAATGAGTTATGTAAAAAGGAGAACCCATTTTTTTAGATGCTATGTAAGCATTACACATAATGAAAAACATAGAGAAGAATCCTCCATTACTATTTAAGCAAAATACAAATGGACGTGTCATTATTTAATCTCTATAACTTAAATCTTCCTTTTACAAGGGAAAGAGTGGGTTTAGACACTTCTTTTACAACAGTAATTCTAGGTATTTCATTTGGAGCATTCGTATCTATAAATTCAGCTCCATCTACCTTTCCACAATGACATGAATCATCGTATACAAATGGAAATTCAATACCATTTTCTCCTATAACTATGTATCTATGACTATAATGAAGTAATAGATTTGGTTTTATGATTGGATATAGATAGGAACCTAAAAAGCTCTGATCAATTCCATCTTCACCGAAAAAAAGTTCTTTAGGATTTTTCAAAAATTGTTCATATAAAGACCGAATATGAATACGTCTAGATTTACGAATACCCCAAAGACCTGCAAGCATCTTTGAAGCATGATCTTTATTATCACGAATTATATGTGCTGAAAACTGTGGCTTACTCATAAAGTCATTAATTGCCCATCGATCTTTCCAATGAATACGACTGTCTGCATCACGAACAAACATGCTTTCAACTTCAGGTTCATCAAATGCAAAAAGTCTCTCAAGACGATTAATTGTTCCCATTTTTCCAGTGGGTTTCAAAACTAGATTAGGATACTTAGAAATCTGTTGAATAAATTCTGAATCAACGTCTGGTGAAACATATAAATAAACTTTCCAATTTGGAAAGTGTTTTTGGACTAATTCAATATTTTGAATCATTGGAATTGGATAATATCGTGGATTTGGAGGACCATACAAGCAGAATGAAAAGACATTAACCATTTATACTCATGAAGGAAAGTATAACTTAATGAATAACACCGCTGTAATTACTGGAATCACAGGTCAAGATGGATCCTATTTAGCAGAGCTTCTTCTTGAAAAGAACTATAAGGTTATAGGTCTTGTACGGCGATCATCCAATGTAAATACAGATCGTATATCTAAAATTTTAGATCATCCAAATCTTTCTCTTGTTCAAGCGGATATGGGCGATTCAATCTCTATTATGAATCTTTTAGCACCATTGCGTGATTCTAAACGTATTGAAATCTATAATTTAGCAGCGCAATCGCATGTTCATTCATCGTTTTCTCAACCTGAATATACTGCGGACATCAATGGAACAGGTGTTCTACGAATTCTAGAGACGATTCGTCAGTTAGGAATAATAAACAAAACACGTTTCTACCAAGCTTCTACCTCTGAAATGTTTGGCAAAGTAGTTGAAACTCCACAATCAGAAACAACACCTTTCTATCCTCGCAGTCCCTATGGAGTAGCAAAGTTATACGGGTATTGGATTACAAGAAACTATCGTGAAAGTTATGGAATGTTTGCATGTAATGGAATCTTATTTAATCACGAGTCTGAGCGTAGAGGTGAAGAGTTTGTGACTCGCAAGATTACCAAGGGAATCGCAAAAGTCTATTCAGATCCTACCTTCACACTTGAAATTGGAAATATGGATGCAAAAAGAGATTGGGGTCATGCTGAAGAATATGTATATGGAATGTGGCTGATGCTTCAGCGAGACGTTCCAGATGACTTTGTATTAGCAACGGGTGAGACACATACAGTTCGTGAGTTTGTGGAAATTGCTTTCAATTCAGTGGGTCATACAATCACATGGTCAGGTGAAGGACTTGACGAAATAGGAACTGATGAAACTGGACGTATAGTTGTTCGCATGAATCCAAAATTCTATCGTCCAGCAGAAGTAGAATTATTAATTGGAAATCCTAGTAAAGCAAAAACACTTCTAGGATGGATACCTAAAATAACCTTTGAACAATTAGTTAATCGTATGATGGTGGAGGACAGTAAAACGCATACTTTGTAGAATCAATCTTCTTGAAAATTTCAAGATAAGAGATGTTATTGGATCGTATTAATTCTAATCTATCCATATCTACCAACTCTGGATTGACCCACCAATCTTCAAATGCTCCAAACTTTTCATAAGGCGAATCAGGCATCACAACATCAGCACATAACAGAACATAACCAAGTTCAGTGAGCTTTTTACGAAGATGATCTCGAAGTTCAGTTCCTACACGATACTGGTCATGTTCAATCGTCATACATGCAAACTTAACTTTATCAAATGGGAAACGATCAAATGCAATACGTGTTGCTCCATCTACATCAAATGAGATATAGTCAACTGTTCCATTCAAAAAGGGATAGTCTTCTAATGTTTTATCCCAATCAATAGTTGTTACATCTGCGTGCAAAAATGGAGTATTTCTCTTTTTTTTAAACTCCTCACCAAAATCTTGGTAATCAATTGAAAGACCTGTCCATCCTTCAAGTTCAAGAATACGAGTATTGTTGTGATATGTTGGACGAAAGCATCCTAAATCTAAGAACGTTCCTTTACGTCCTAAAACATGACGTACAAACACATCTTGACCTGCTTGACTTAATGAAAGAACTGGCATTATGTGTGTATTCTTTGTTCAGTGTAAGTTTAATACAAAATCAGTCTGGAGTTCCAGTTTGATTTTGTTTTTTGTTTTTCTTGTTTAGTTGCTGTATGCTAAGCCGCCCATGCCTGACATAACTCGCAACACGTTGTAGTTGACTGCATAAACTCGGACTTGAGCAGTTCGGCCACCTCGTACTGTGTTGACTGAGACAGTCAATTGGAGGGTTGCCTTGTCAATTCGTGAGAAGTTGCAGGTGCCGCTTGGCTGGTGCTCCTCTGGCTTGAGTGCAAAGGAATACACGTTGATACCCTGAGCAGGTGTGCGAGTGTGGTGTTGGAATGGTTGCACTCGGGAGAAGTATCGGCCCTCACGCTCAGTGAATCGGTCTTGGCCGTTGAGTTGGAGCTTGGCAACTTCAACTGGGTTCTTGCCCTCGCACTTAACTCCAGATTGGAGGATAACCTTTGCGAGGAGGTAGTTGGTTGTGTCCTCAAAGACAATTGCTTGTGTCTGTGCTGAGGTTGAGTCCAACCAAGAAGCACCAGCAAGGGAAGGACCTTGACCTGGGGCTCCAAGACCTTGTAAGAAGTATGGGCCTGATGCACCATCTGCTCCAATGGTAGGAACGAAAGATGCACTGGTGCTTGAAGCCAATGAGCCACGTGCAAGAACATCCATAACGATACCTTCAGTGCTGAAGTCATCAGTGTAGTTGAATGGCTGGCATCCGTTGACCTCAACAATGAACTCCTGGTTAGGTGTGCAGTCAACAAATGAATCTCGTTGAACAACCCAAACAAGCTCCTTCACTGGGTGGTTGAAGTTGAGCTGAATCTTGTTGGAGGAGGAGGTGATGGACTCGGCACCAGTGAATTGGAGCTGCTCAATCAAGTACTCGTGGGTCTGTTGGGCAAATCGTCGTCGCTCTTCAGTGTCCAAGTAGATGTAGTCAATGTACAATGATGCAGCAGTCAATGATTGAATGCTTGTTGGGACTGCAGTGCCAGTAACTACCTCATAGTAGGTGCAGTTGATCCATTGCTCAAACTCAATGTTGATACGAACCTCGTGGTATTGGAGTGCAATGAGAGGGATTGCAAGACCAGGGTTGCGGCAGAACCAGAACTGGAGAGGAATATACAATGTTCGGGCTGGGGTGCCTGCACGAGGAGCGCATGAGTTTGTAAGCTCAGAACCAGCGCATGAAGCATCCAAGGCATAACCCTTCTTGTCCTTCATCAAGACAAGGTCGTGGGTGTTTCCGAGCATGTCATTGAGTGCATCAATGGTACCTGCATCTTGAGAGAGCTGGGTCCAGATTTGCATCCAGTCGCCATACTGTCTGTCAATTCGCTGACCGCCAATCTCAAGCTCAACCGTCTTGATGAGACGGTGTCCGATGAAGTTGAGCCATCGGAATCGCTGGAGAGCGACAACTGAAAAGTCGACCGCTGGGAGAACGACTTGAACGTATGTTCGGTACATCAAGTCCGCGTTACGGTTGATGACTGCAGTCACACGCTTGTTGAAGTCGGCCTGTCCGTTGAAGGTGACTTCAATGGACTCCATGGCGAAGTTGGTATGACGCTTGTAAAGCACCTTCCAGAAAGTAATCTGGGGATTACCAGAAATGTAAATGTCCTGCGCACCATAACTAACAAGTTGTAAAAGACCACCACCCATATTGTTTGCTTAAGCACGAGAAAAATTATTTACAGGCTAGGGCGACGCATTACAAAACTAAAGTGTAAATCTCCATTCTTTCCCAAGGTTAGGAACATCAAAGTTTGACTGAAACTTGATCAGTCCAGGATCTTCATATACATTTGCAAGGCGTTCTTGATCGCTATATTGCTTAATAAGGTATCTGTTAACCGTATTTTGAAATACATCTCCAATAGGTTGTTGATCTGGTCCAAAGTCAAACATGAGATCTTCATTCATCCATGTATGATAAAAATTTGGAATTAAAGATCGTATCACTGCCTCTCTAGGAAAGTTCTCTGCAGATTTTATGTTGTAAACAAGTGATTTATCTGTATTTACAAGGTAGCTAAAAAGTTTCTTTTTATTCACAAAAACCCAATCCACATTTAACAATCCAATTCCTTTAGAGAAATTCTCTTCAATTTTTATGTAGGAAGAACATGTGATTGCATGACATTGTATGTTTTTCCAAAATGATTCTAAAAATACAGTTGTGTCTGATGTATAAAATAAATGAGTGTATCTTTTTAATTCTTGAATACCATGTGATGTTTGTGTGAAATAGACCATAGCAGTATTACCTTCACAAGCAAATCGTGTAAAGATTAACGTATATTCATTTGAAGTATCTATTTTGTTTTCATCAGCTTCTCCAACTACAATGTAAAGATTACGAAACGGAATACCTGCTTTCTTAGCACTTTCAAGCACATATTTCAATGTTGTAGTATGATATTTCATACATGAATTCACAATGACTGCAACTGACTTATAAAATCCTCGCAAATGTGTTTCATATAATGGAGGCAAATAAGGATTATCTTTTACATCAATCTTCTCCAATACATATTCAGGACCCCAATTTTCTCGATTAAATAAATCAGTTGAACTAGATACTTTTGAAGAAATGTGAGAAGGATCTGTGAAGGTTTCATCTCCTCCAAAGTCCGCAATACTACGAATCTTATTTTGAATAAAGTCAGTATCTCCAAAATAACTGAGATGCCATCCTGCAGGTGAAAGTATTGGACACTTCATTTCACGAATTGAATGACAAGGTAAATCCAAACGCGAGTATTCTTCAAATGTTAGAATACGTGCTCTGTCTGTGATGTATTTATTTCGGGTATTCAGGTTATAGTAATAGAAATGATGATCTAATCCTTGAAGTGTTATTTCAAGTTGCTCTGATCTAACACGCTTAAGAAGTTCTGGATCTGTAATTTCATCCAAGTCTGAAATCATAAGTACATCTTTAGAAGACAAACAAAGTTGTTCAATACCTCTTGCAATACAGTTTCGTTGATGATGTTCATTCACCCATTGATGTTTCTTTGTATAATCAATTCGTGGAAATACATATGGAACATCTTTCACTACAATATGTATAATTTTATGAAGCCATCGTGCATATCTTGGTTTATTCTCTTCAAAAAAGAGAAGTTTTTCCTTGCCATTTTGCGTATGAGTAGATTCTACAAGGATGAAATAATCAACAACATCATCGAGAATCGTAAGCCGATACTCGAGCATATTGAGTTCATTGTAAAACATAAATCCATCAATGATCTTCATTTGAAGTAGTAAGTTTTATTTCTTTAAGTAGTGCGGGCACGCTTTCTACGAGTTCCTCCGTATAACTTGGATCCAGTTTTACGGAGAGATCTACGCGTTTGTTGTATATCATACGCACCTTCATTAGATCCTGTAGTATAATTGACAGGAACTTCATCTCCACCACGACGAAGACGACGAGTGCGACGTTGTTTACGTTGACGATGACGCATTGTGTTATAAGTAGATTTTAAACGAGAATACTTTAGGTACTAAATAGTTAAATGCTATTATTACAGGGACCATCACTTATTATTCGTGATTATTACATGTATATAAGTGAATTGATAAACAAAATATGTATCTCTGAAGGTATAACATGTAACATAAGTCTTAATACAGTTGCTCGTATTCCAAATTGTATAAGAATTACTATCAATTATGAACATACTCTTGTTGATTCAATAGTAGCTCCTACTTTTCCAAAAGGAACTATTCCAATTATAGATAAACCTTCTGAAACGTATGCAGTTAGAGTGTTAGATCTAGATTATTTTGATTCAAAATCACATATCATAATAGACTATAGTTGTCCAAATATCAAAAATTTAGAATCCTCTTCAATCAAATCTAAAATGGTGTATGTTGCTCCTATGATATATCCTGTATATGAAAAAGACTCTATTAGAACTATTGATACATTAACTACATTTTTCAATCCAAATCTTCCACGTAGACGAAAGTTATTAGATACATTAGGTGATCATCATGTTAATCGCAACGATTGTTTTAATAAAGATGAACTTTTTAAACTTTATACATCTACTAAAATTCTCATAAATATACATCAAACTGAATTTCACCATACAGCTGAAGAATTAAGAATCTTACCAGCTCTTGCATGTGGGGTGATAGTCATTGCAGAAGACTCTCCGTTAAAAGAAACTATTCCATATTATGAATCTGTAATTTGGGTTTCTTACGATCAAATAGTTTCAAAAACACGAGAAGTGCTTGAAAACTATGAAGTACATCGCAAACCATTAGATCGCCTAAAAACACTTCATCAAGAAAACTATGATCGTCTTAGAAAAAAGATTAAAGATGTTTATAATAAAAATGACTTCATTAGACGAAATTTCTAAACATTATTGCCTTGATAAAAACATAGCAACTCAATCACAGAGTATTCTAATAAAAGAAACTAAGGTTCCGATTTTTTATGGAAGTACAATCTATAAAACTCGTTTAGAAAGAATTGTGTATACTATGAATTGTCACAACTATATTCCTGCATACACATCTCTTTTTGAACCTATTCGATTATCAGTTAAAACTCTTCTTGAAATAGGAATTGGATCTGTTGAAAATAATCAAATGGGAGGAATTATTCATACTGGATATAAAACGGGTAATAGTCTTCGTTGTTGGAGAGACTACTTTCCAAATGCAAAAATTCACGGAATAGATATATTTCCACATACACTGAATGAACCAAGAATTACTACTTATGTAGCTGATCAGTCAAACAGATATCAACTAAGTAAGGTTATTGATTCTATTCATGAACCATTAGATATTATCATTGATGATGGAAGTCATGATGGTAAACATCAAGTGATTTCATTTATGTATCTTGAAAAGTTTCTATCATCTTCAGGAATCTATGTAATTGAAGACATTCAACCTGAAACAATTCCGGGCATGCAAGACCTCTCAGCGTTTCCAGAGGACTTCCGTGCTTATATTAGGGAAAAGTATGATGTAGAAATATTTGATACACGAGGAATAACCAATAAACGGGATGATTTTATGATTTCGTTTAAAAGGAAAGCTTAAGCCTTGCTTAGGAGTCTAGCCTTCTTTGCACGGGCACGGAGAGTTGATTTCTTACCAGATGTCTTGAGTCCGTGGGACTTGAGGACTCGCTTCAAGGCCTTAGCGGAAGGACCCTTGCGAGTTCCTCGGCGACCAGCAACTTGGGATCCAATAGGGACTGGGGAGGGTGCATCAGAAGGAACAGGTTCAGTCATTTTGTTTAAAGAATGAGACAAACTTTCACGATGAACGCGACTATTAAAAAATGGATCCATTTGGAATTGGCACGATTGTTGGAATTTTTGTAGTAGCAGGATGTTTTGTATATCTTTATCGGAGAGATATGCATCGTTATAATACAAAGATGTCTAAATCACCTTCGCATGAAAGTTTGAATACAATGACTCAAACTGAAGACCCTGCGTAGAATAAGTATTAATCAGATACATCGAATATATAATGTATATTGTAATTTTAGCAGTCATTTCGGTATGTGTTTTGAGTATATACATTCTCATTACACAGTCTTCAAACATGGGAAACATGAAACGTAACTTAACTTCTGAACACGACTATGCACATTTTAGTGCAATTGATCATAGTAATTACTTATTTACACCTTCATTACTTCTTACACATCCTCAACGGTTCACATTGAATGCAGGAGAAAGTATATGGATTCCTCGTAAATGGTGGCATTGGGTTAGAACTCATGGTCCAAGTACTGCTGTTAATTTTTGGATGTCTCCACAAATTGGATCATCTCCAATACCTTTTATTACAGATTCTGAACAGCCCCCTGAACTTCTTACAGAGATTGATGCCGTTGCGGGCAAAAGTGAGTCTTGGAAAAGCACACTTGACATTATTGTTCCAAATCACATGATGAATGATAATGATGAATATATCATTACAATAGAAGGATTTAGGAAAAACAACCGATTCAAGAAACTAAATGAAAACATATTAGATATTGCAAAAAAATATGCAAAGATACCTCCTGGTTCAGAAATGAATCTTTGGATTTCAAAAGGATATCATGATACAGGACTTCATTACGATGATAAAGATGGATTATTAACTGTGTTGAGTGGAAAAAAAGAATTAACTTTATATCCTCCTACAGATACGCAATATCTACGCCCATTGGATAATATTCCAGATTGGGCCAATCAACGTCCAACAAAAGTTCATTACAATATTTATCGTTTTCAAAAATTCTTACCAAAGACATCATATCCATCCGCAAGAATACTCTACGAATCCATTCATAATAAAGCTGTTCTTCGAGAAGTTACCAAAATGAAAGATGAAGCTAAGAGTCCGCTTGTTTGGGGGTGTAAATTACAAGATGGTGTAATGAGATGGGAGATCTATGCCTATCACTTTAGTATTTTTAATCACAATTACAACAACCCAAATCTTGAAGGTTTTCGTTTAAAAGAAAAAACACCTTGTGTGATACACTCTATTGATTTATTGGATACTGATACTCCAATTGGACCAGACATACATTATTACTATAAAACATCTGAAGGTTCAGACTTTCCAATTTTTGGAACAGGAACTACAGGTCTAGAAACTCCAGAAGGAATATATTGCCTTGATACTCATGATCAAATGAAGAAACATTTCAAAACATATCTTGAAAAAATTGGATTCAAAGACGTTGAAAAGTATAGTGTATTACTTGATAAATATCAATGTAAAGATCATGCTATTTGGAACAAGTATAAAGATCAAATTTATATACAGTATTTTGGAATCTCATTATCTGACTTCATTCACTTCTTAAAAGAATACAACTATCCAAAAAAATTGATTGATCATGTTTCCACACATGATTATAATGAAATTGAACACGAAATTACAATAGTCTATGATTTGAAGACACTCAAACCAGTTCGAACAGGATTTTATGGTATTCTATAATTTATTCAAGTATCATCTTAGGTGTGATATGCATTGCTTCCAACTCTTGCATCCACAACTTCATCGCATATGGAATTGTCTTCATCACGAAGTCTGTTTTGTTACCGCATGCACCACAAGAGTAGATACCCTCTACTGGATTGACAATTGCAAGAGTTCCACATGACTTACAGAGTCCAGTCTTGAACGGGTCGGAAACATCCATCAGACGCTCCTTGGTAAACACCGAGATGCCGTGTGATAACATACAATCTCTTTCCATTTCACCTACACGCAATCCTCCATCACGACTACGTCCTTCACAAGGCTGACGAGTCAAGCTGACAATAGGACCACGAGCACGTGAATGCTTCTTATCAATCACCATATGCTTTAGACGCTGGTAGAAGGTAGGTCCCATGAAGATCTCTGCTTGCATCATTTCTCCAGTCTGACCATTGTAGAGAATCTCATTACCGTAAGGATGCATTCCCATATCCACCATGTGTTTCTTCAAGTCTTCCACTTTCAAGTGTGAATACGGTGTTCCATCACCTAGAGTTCCCTTGCGAACACCAATCTTACCAAAGATGTTCTCCATCAACTGAGCAATCGTCATACGAGATGGAACTGCATGAGGGTTCATGATGATGTCTGGACGAAGACCACTTGCAGTGAATGGCATGTCCTCTTCTTCCATCAACATTCCAATCGTTCCTTTCTGACCATGACGAGAGGAAACCTTATCTCCAATCTGTGGAACACGTTCAGATACGGTACGCACTTTGATGAATGGATATCCATCTGAGTTCTTGTCCTGCCATACTCCATCAATACGACATTGCTCTGAGTTCTTGTGAGTTGTAGATGCATCTCGAAACGCATATCCAGCTGCGTCATTTCTCAAGTTCACAACTTTACCAATCAATACATCGTTCTCATTGATGACTGAGTTAATAATTGGAAGACCATTGTCTGAGATCGCAGCATAACTCGTATTCTTGTACTTACGAGTATTGTGCTTCATAGGTTTCATGAACTTTTCTTCACGACCTGATGTGACGTTACGATGTTCTTCGTCCTTGTACATTCCGTAGTAGAGACCTCTGAAGAATCCACGTTCAACTGCAGACTTGTTCATAATGACTGAATCCTCTTGATTGTATCCACCATAGCAAGCGATCGCAACAATCGCATTCATTCCAAAGGGCATTTCGTGCATCTTCAGAATGTTCATAGCTCTAGTCTCTACGATCGGACGAGCAATTGAGCAGAGAATATAGGCATTCTTGTCAAGACGTTTTGCAAAGTTACCTGCATATACGCACATAGCTTGCTTACCCATAGCAGATTGATAGGTATTGCGAGGAGATTGATTATGGTCAGATAGAGGAATCGTGGATGCCATGTGACCTACAATTAAGGACGGATGAACTTCATGATGTGTATGTGAGCTAGTCATGTGTTCACGACTCATTGCGATCCTTAAGGTCTCTGTTTCAGATGAATCAATGTAATCCATTGCAGAGGTACACCATTCACTCCAATCGGATGTATCCTTTGGAACTACTGCATCAGCTCTGAAGACTGGACGCACACATCGTCCTCCATCGGTTTCAATCGAGATACTGTTCATCAATGTATACCATGCAACTGAGATATGAGGATGAAGACGACGTGTTTGCTTTGCGGTTCTTAGATTTGTGACCAACCCATATGGATCTCGTGTGTATCCTACAATCACTCCATTCACTGTAACAGATGTTCCTTCGTAGACTCGTGGTGTATCAATCCACACAATGTCCTTCCAGTCTTGAAGATAGTGTAGAACAGTTGTAGAAGGAACATGTTGAGTGATTGAAGTCAACAAGCTCATGTTCTTCACAATACCTACTGAATGACCTTCTGGAGTTTCAACTGGACACATGAATCCCCATGAAGTACCGTGAAGCTTACGAGGAGCAAGAAGTTTACCTGATTTTTCAACAGGTGTTTGAATACGTCGTAAATGACTTAGTGTTGCAGCATAAGACATACGAGCCAATACTTGAGAGACTCCTACTTTGGTAGCATTGGACATCGTTGAAGATGCACCTAAACCTTGAACTGTAAAGTTTCCTGTAGCAAGAGCCTGCTTAAGCTTACCTTCAATGGCTGAGAGTTTTAGGATTTTGTAGAGATTATTGACGTTGAGAATTTCCATTGGACGAGGACCTCCTTCACCACGTTTCCAAGAGTCATTGTTGACTTCTTGAACAAACTCATTGCGAGTATCATTACAGACTTTCTGAAAGAGCTGTCGAAACAAATGAGTCAACAGAGAACCTGTAGTAACAACACGCTTGTTCGGATACGCATCACGATCATCGAGTGGAATTTGTTTGCAATATGTGAGCAGAAGACGTCTAATCATAGCACCCATCAGCATCACTTTGCGTGAGTTGTGAATCGGTGTAGTTGTCAGTTCACCTGCGAATCTAACATGAGGTAGAAACTCTGAGTTTAATAGTTGACGAACATATGCACACTTGTCCTCTTGATTGGTTCCATATTGAAGATGATTTGTTAAGTACTGAATCGCTTCTTGTTGTGTGAATATTGCAAGTTCAGACGCATCACGGAAGGATGCAGCCAACAACTCTGTATGTGTATCATCTTCGTCAGAACCCCAAATGATTCGTGTAATTGCTCGATCTGTCAAGACACCCAAAGCTCTGAAATACACAACCACTGGAATGTCTTCACGAAATCGAGGGACACACGCAGTCAGAGGGTTTCCAAATCCGTTGAACTTGGAACTCAAGCGGATCTCCAGTTTCTTTGGTGGCATTGTGAACGATTCATGAAGAGACTTGATCTCAACTGAATGAGTGTGTTTTGATGCTGACTTCTTGTTCTGGAAAATCATAATTCGGTTATCTGCCACCTTCTCTTGACATAGAATGGTTCTCTCAGATCCGTGAATGATGAAGTATCCAAGAGGATCGTGAGCACATTCACCATATTCTGCAAGACTCATTGGATAGTCTTTGAGTAAGCAGAGTGATGAACCTAACATCACAGGAAGTTTGCCTAGTGAAATGCCTTCAAACACATGTGACTCTTCATCGTAGGTGTCTAACATTGGACCCTTGTAGGTTCTTGCAATGAATCGGATGTCCACATACATCTGAGCTGCATACGTGAAGTTACGAATACGTGCCTCCATAGGCAACATAGGCTTTACTCGTCCAGTTGCTTCTTGAATACGAGGCTTGATATAGGAAATGTTCTCAAACGAAAGCTTGAATTCATATTTGTATTTTTTAATTGTCTCATCTTGTTCGTGCCACACGGTGATAGGGGGAGTGGATTGGATAATTAGGGGAATCTTGTGTCTGACAAAGTCTTCATAGGAATCTACTTGATGATCTACCATTCTTCTCACACCGTTACTAAAGTACGCTCGAACTGCATCCCATTCATTCATGGTATATATGTGGTGTCGCTAATCTGTAAATATAAGTATCCGTTTTGTATAAGCGATGTCTGGAGTCAAAATCCAAAAAGTAGATCATGTTGAGCCTGAGGCTCATAAACCGAATAGACATAAATCTATGCGAACTTATCCACGAGGTGTTATGAAAGGAACCCGGAAGTTGAGGGGCGGGTCTGAGTTTGTAGGTGTAAAGGACCCTGCAAAGCCACCACCTTCTCGTAAGGGAACATTACGAATTCTTACCAAGAAAGGAGCAGATCAACGAAGAAATACAATTAAACAGTCTGTTCGAGAAATGACAGATGGAGGTGTTCGTGTTGCCTTGAAGAAGTCTAATATTACTTTAAATCCTAAAACTCCATCTCATATTGCACGAGAGATATTAGAAAGCGGTATGGAATCAGGAATGATTGTCGCTAAGTAAAGTAATGACATCCATATGGGGACCTTTAGGTTGGATGACCTTACATTCTGTAGCTTCATGTTATCCAGATACACCTGTTCAGTCTGAAAAAGCTCTGATGCAAACTTGGTTAGATATGTTTCAAGCTACTATTACTTGTCCAAGTTGTCGTGAACATTTTGGAATTGCTTTAGGATCCTATCGTAGACAGTATCCTCAAATGTTAAACTCTCGTGAAGAGTTTTTAGTAGCTACATTCAGACTTCATAATACAGTGAATAGACGGATAAATAAACCAATTCATTCAACAGTTGCAGCCTGTTTTGAACAACTTCGTAATAATGTCAAATTACGAAGTGCGCGTGAATATAGAATAGCATATATTAATCATATTCAGCGTTTTTGGAGAACAATGCAAGATGCTTCGGGAATTACAGCTCTCAGAAAGATCAACGAAATGAGAAAAATTGAATATGAATATTTGCAAAAACATGAAAACAACTTTGAAATAGACATTCCTGAAAATACAGTTGTTCTTTTAAGTCATGCACTTGATGCTCAAACTGAAACACCAAATCCAACAAGAATTGATACACGAGTTCTTCCACGTATGGGTTTTGCAGGGGGACGATTTCAAACAAGACGATGAGCTTTAATACTTGTAAGTGGAGTCACTGGATTCCAAGGAAGAGAAATGTAAGGATCAGTTTCCCAAGAATAGGCTTTCATCCACATATGTCTTGAATCAGGCCCTTCATCATAGAATTCATCTGGAAATACACCTCGTCCTGGAAGAATGAAGTCCAACTGTTCCTTGATTCCAAATGGTGGAGTTGGATGTTCCCACGTGAAATCTAGGGTTCGTTCTTCCTTTTCAGTGACGGATGAGAACAAAGGGGCTTCTGGATAAGGATAATACCAACACCAATCTAGAACATCCGATGTTTTGAAATAATGCAAAGTCCATTCAAACGTCTTTTCATAAGCGTATTCAACTTTAGTCCAATCTAGAACACCGTCCATCAAATGAAGTGCCATACGACTTTCAAGTGCATGACCATCTTTTGCAACGAACTTTCGGTCTTCATCTTTTGCTCGTTTAAGAATTACTTTGAGTTCATCTTTAACAGCTCCTTTCAATGTATCTTTCTTGGCAAAATGAACTGCTCGTGAATATCCATCTTCTCGTAATGAAAACATAGCAAGATTTGGCATAAAGTCATTACCAAAGCAAAAGATACACATATGAACCCAATCGTCAGGATCTATCGGCAAGACTTTACATAACGCGCTGATATCAAACGTTGAATACCCTGAATCTCGGTTTTCACGAATGAGTTTTATGGATCCAAGAGATGACTGGGCAACAGAAATCAAGACTAAATCAGCATCCATTCCGTAGATAAGAATATCCTGACGCTCAGAAGGTTCCATCGCTTGAAGCCATTTGAAGATCTTGTGTTCTCCTTCACCACGTTCATCCGTTCCAGACAGAATACAGTCAGGAAAGCAGAATCGCAAAGTGTCTTCCAATTCAATCATAAAAGGAGTTCCAGGCGAGATTTGGTGCTTATCAAACAGAGCAGGTTCAGGTTTCTTCATACGACGATACCGTTGTTGAACAATCTTTGCATAAGGAACCAATCCATCCAATGCAATCAACACTTTCTTTCCACAGGCTACATCCCGTAAGAAGTTCCGTAATGCTACTACGACACTTCCAATGGGGTTCTCAGGTTTCAAATAGGTATGAATAAATGCATTAAAATCCAATCCTAATACTTGACAATCTAGACGTAGATTTCCGACTTCTTTTTGAATATGTTTGTGGGTTCTTAAGAGCGACGCAACGTAGTACGGGATGCCCATCTCTTCTTATGAGTTTTGCGATGTTTAAGTCTCCTTCCGCTCTTCTTCAATTGATTACGCAATCTGAGTGTATTTGTAAGCATTGTTTTACGATGGTCTAATCTATCCTTCTTCATAAACTTTTCTCGAATATCTTTTTCAGCTTTGAACTTAGTATCAAAGTTTGGATTGGATTTATACGCCGATTTAGACTCTTCTGCTTTCTTTTCAGCTTCTTGATATTCTTGAATAGCCTGTTGATATTTTGATTTCTCTTCATCTACCATTTTTTCAATGTTCATTGGGTTTGCGGTTTCAGTTGGAACTTGTCCAGGAACCTCGCAAGCAGGATCCGTAGTTGAAGAACAATTTCCTCCACCTCTCATTACCAAATGCCTAGATTTTTTAAGAGGAAGCAATTCTAATCATCTAAGTAAATGATAATGTTAGGTATCACATTACTTGCACTGATTGTCTTTTTTATGTATATGTGGAAGGCGCGTTTAGAAACTCCTAAACAAGGATGCTCTACATGCCCCTCTAAGAAAAATGATGACACTTATTAATGCACGACGACGACATCAAACTCAACAGTTTACTTAAGGGTGGTAAAACGCGTAAGACTAAACGCAGAAGGTCACGTGTTTCTAAACGGAGAACAATCAAGAAACATTAAAAATAGAGATAAGTAATAAATGGATTTTTATGTATTGATGTTTTGGGCTGGTTTCTCAATTCTTATTGTTTCACACATTCTCCTTTTTAAGTCTATGCCTCAACATTCAACGATTGCACTTGTCGGAACTGCATTAATGTTTGTCGGCTCAAAACTTGGACGTAAATTTTTAGGTTTAGAGTAAAAGATATGATACACATTATGGACTTCACATATACCAATCCTGAGGGATTCACGTTCACCTTCACATTCAGTTTTGACTTTGAAGATGACTATTTTGACGACCTAGAAACAAATGACGAAAGCCTCTAAGTGGTTATTATACATTCTTGGATTTGCAGTTGCATTCTATATTCTTCAACGCACAATTCCAGAGCACTTTACTGACATGTCTGCTCAACAAAAAGCAACACAATGTCCGGATGGAACACGAACTACTACAGGTGTCTGCTTAATGCAAGATCCTTAGGCTAACTTTTGAACTGGAGCCTGTCGCAATAAAACCCTTGAACTAAAACTTTGTGCATTAAAGTATTCACGAACCAATTTCTTTACAATTTCTGCATCAAAGTCCTTGCAAGAAAACACATCCAAATACATGGTGTTGTTCTCTTCCACAAAATGACCTGCAATATTAGATGTTTCAATCAATTGAATCAATGTATAACCTTTTTTGTTACCTGTTCCAAACATCACAATCTTTGGTTCACCGTAGGCAACCATATCAATTTGTTTAACCAAGTCCTTTGTAAAGTTTTTGATCACAGTTGCAGATCCAATTCTTTTAGGAGAGCATCCTGCTGCATCTAATATTAAATGTTTTCCCCAAGTTCGAAGTGCTGACATATTTATTGTTATTGTCTTCCGTTTAAATAATGAAGAACGTTGGACTACATGTGGTTCCCTCTGTTAAGGGTCATATTTTCAACTTAACGATCAATTTGATCTACATGTCAATTTTTTACGTATTCTTGGGTGGTTTACTATCTTGGTGTATGTGGCGTGTATTTCCTGATTTTGATGAGAACTGGGAGAAGCAGTCTAACTTATATCAACTAGCAGATGTGTGCGCAGAGGTCTCAGTGATTATCATTGTCTGTTTCTGGGTCGCATATTATGTTAATTTAGTTATTCCAGTTTTGCCAGTCACCTCGCCCCTTGAAGGATATCTTGAATCCTTTGGTGGTCAAACCATGTTCATCTATGCAGTCTTTGTATTCTTGAATACGTTAGATGATAAATTAAAACATGTATTTCATGACTTTTTTGGAACCAGGCCCACTTAAAATTTTCCGTGGAAAGAGTAAACAAATGTATACTAAGTTGATTTTTCTAGCTGTGTTGTTCTATTTCCTCATTCCTGGAGTTCTAGTTCGTTTACCACCAGGCGCTTCCACAATGGTAGTCAATATCACTCACGCAGTAGTCTTCGCGTTGGTTTCCTCTTTTGCGTGGGGAATGGTCAAGAGCCGAATTGGTAAGTAAAGCGTCCAAAATGGATCTGTTTAATCCAAAATAGATGAAAGGTGGTAGAAAATGAGTGAATTTATGAAAGAACCTGAAATTCAATCCCCTATTGAAGAATCATCTGAAGTCATGTATCTCTGTAAAAATCGAAAGTGTCACAATGAAGTTAATCAACGAGATGACTTATGTATAAAATGCTCTCCCTATGAAATAGAAACCTGTGCTAAATGCGGAACACCCGACGATGTTTGGGCATTTGGACATTGTAGTAAGTGTTGGGTAGACAGAAATACCCAAATCTCAGATGGATATTTCTGCGGATTTGCTGACTGCAAAGAGTGTAAAGTATATCCATATTCATGCAGAACCTGTCAATGCGATTCTTGCGGAGACTTGTATAGTCTCAAAGAAAATGACAGTGATCATGGTCTCTGCTACAATTGTAAAGATGCTTTAGTACCTCTAAAGTGTGCTTGTGGTGAAGAAACTATCTCAGAAAATATGGATGTATGTATTGATTGCTACTATAGTGATCCGCGTATTCGTCATGACATCAATGATGAGTAGGAGTTTCTCCAAAATGGATCTAGTTTAATCCAAAAAATCATTTTTCAGTGTGAAATGTCGTCTGAATATTGTTGTGATAAATGCGCTGAAGAAAGCCAGTGTATGAATTGTGGTGATAGAGAAGTTAAAGAGAGTCAAAATGGATTTTGTGTACCCTGTTGGAATGAAATGTTTACTGATAAAATGCCAAGTATGTCGTATGAATCCAATCATTGTCCCGGGTGTGATGAAGAAATTACAGTTGGATCAAATGGGTATTGTGCAGGATGTTGGACCGATCGTTTTGGTTGTGAAGAAGTATCTACTATCTCTTATGTTGATGAGGATTATGAACTAGATGCAGCAATTCAAATTCAAAATTGGTGGAGAAGGATATCAACACGTGGATACAAAGAACCAGAATGTGATGGTTGCTACTTCAACGTTTTAAACCAACAAGGTCATATGGGAATTGGCGGATGTTTATACGAACCGTATGAGTTTGAATAGTTTAAATACTGATGTTATGACTACACAATATGAGTAAGAAAATTTGGTATGCACCGAATGGGTTTGAAGCTTACGGAGATGAAGAAATTGAAGCAGTGAATCGCTGTTTAAAAGAAGGGTGGTTAGCTGGAAATGGTAAATATACAATTCAGTTTGAACAAGAAGTTGCAACGTATTTTGGAAAGAAATTTGGACTCTTTGTGAACTCTGGTTCTTCTGCGTGTCTTTTAGCACTTGCTTCATTAAATCTACCTAATGGAGCTGAAGTGATTACACCTGCTTGTACATTCTCAACAACAGTAGCTCCTATTATTCAATTAAAGTTGAAGCCTATTTTTTGCGATGTAGACTTGAATACCTATGTAGCTTCAGCAGAAGCAGTGATTTCAAAGATAACATCTTCAACTCGTGTAATTATGCTACCTAATTTGATTGGAAATACACCTGATTGGAAGCTTCTTCGTAGATTGTTAGATGATCTTGGACGATCGGATATATTTTTGATCGAAGATTCTGCAGATACATTGGTTTGTACACCTGAAACAGATATTTCAACTACAAGTTTCTATGCAAGTCATGTTATTACAGCTTGTGGTTCAGGAGGTATGGTGATGTTCAATGATTCAAAGTATCTAAAACGTGCAACTATGTTTCGTGATTGGGGGCGTATTGGAGATAATACTGAAATTGTAGTTGAGCGATTCAATCACAGCGTAGATGATATCAAATATGATTACAAATTTTTGTATGGTTGTTTAGGCTACAACTTTAAGTCTTCTGAAGTGAATGCAGTATTTGGTTTGGAGCAGATGAAGAAACTTTCAAAGTTTGTTGCCATTCGGAGACAAAACGTTGAACGATACCTATCTAATTTAAAAGGTGTTAAGGGAATTGTTCTTCCATCCGATACAAAGAACTCAAATTGGCTTGCATTTCCTATTCAAGTAGAAGATAGATTATCTTTAGTAAACTACTTGGAAGACCGAAATGTTCAAACACGTGTTATCTTTTCAGGTAATATTACACGTCATCCAGCCTATCGCAAGTATCTTGAAGCTTTTACTAATTCAGACATAATCATGAAAAATGGCATTCTACTTGGATGTCATCATGGAATGACAATTGAAGATGTAGACATAGTTTGTGGTTTAATTAAAGACTTTATGAACCATTCATAATGTTTTTTCATTCCTTCTTCAAGTGTGATAGAGGGTGTGAATCCATACTTTGTTTTTAAGTATGTTGGATTACAGACCCACATTTGTGAGTCAGTTCCTTTTCCAAATTGAGTTTCAGATGGTGTATAGTCAATTGAATGACCCATCAAAGATTCAGCGATTGAAACCACTTCTTGATTTGATCTCTGAACTCCTAACCCTACATTAACAATATCAAATAGTTCTGTTTCTTTGTAATTCATAATTCTAACAGTTGCTTCTACAAAATCATCAATGTATGTCCAATCGTGATTAGCATGATTCAAGTATTTCAAACGATTTGAAAATAAAAATGTCATTAACTTGAAGTTCTTTTCATGAGGTCCATAGATTGACATTGGACGAATGACAACCGTTGGAATTGAATAGGTATATGCGTAGGCACGTGATAGCAAAGTAGCAGCTGCTTTTGTTCCTTCATAGATTGTTTTTGGTTCAAGAAGGTCCTTTTCTGTAAGAGGATGATCTTTACAACCATACTCACTTGATGAACCAAATACTAACAATTTTTGAACTCTGTTATAACGACAGTATTCAAGAATTATATGTGTTAATAGAATGTTTGATTCAACCATTCTATCTTGGTCTAATCCTTCCATAGCAAGATGACAAATTATATCTGGTTTGAAAAGAAGTAGTTTATCAGCAACACTATTTCCACGACTTGATGTACCAACGATATGACCATCCTTTTGAAATCGAATAATTAGATTTGTTGCAATAAATCCATTACGTCCTGTAACAAAGATCTTCATACGTATACATTACATCCAAGCTTTAGATGTCTTAATATACTCTAGTTCTTCTTGCTTGATTGGATAAATATATTCTTCAGAAGGAAATTTGCGGTTTCTTACATCCTCTACATAACGTTTGATAGCAAGGTAGGCAATCTCACTAACTCCGTCTTTACGAGTGTCAATTCCATACTTCTTAACATTTGGAACATTCAGTGTTTCTTTGAACTCATCCAAAATCTCTGGAATATAGCACTTTGCAAACCAAGGACGAAAAGATTGATAAAATCCAAGTAAATCATGCATAATGATTAATTGACCATCCATTTGATTTCCTGCTCCGATTCCAAGAACTGGAACTGAGAGTTGTTTTGAAATCTGATTGGCAACTTCAGAAGGCATTGCTTCTAAAAGAAGAAGAACAATTCCTTGATACTCAATTGCTTTTGCATCCTTCAAAGTCTCCTCAAAACTCTCCTTTGTTTTTCCTTGAACTCTATATCCACCAAATGAAGCAGTAGATTGAGGTGTGAGTCCTAGATGACCAATCACTAAAATTCCAGCCTCTGAAATAGCACGAATTCTCATAGCTACACGAAGACCTCCTTCCAACTTAATAGCATCACAACCAGATTCCTTGACAAATCGCATTGCATTTCGTACTGCTTCTTCATTAGATACTTCGTAGGATCCTTGAGGCATGTCTCCTACAATAAAGGTATTAGGAGCACCACGACGAACTGCACTTGCAAACTGTATCATTTCATCCATCGTTACTGGATTTGTAGTTGAATAACCTAACTCTACCATTCCACCTGAATCACCTACAAGAATCATATCTACTCCTGCACGTTCAGCTGCTGCTGCAAGTGGGTAATTATACGCTGTAACCCATGTAATTTGTTCACCAGATTTCTTCATAGCCCGAAAGTTAAAGAGTGTCTTTTTTGGCATTATGATTTATTGCAATGACCCTTTAAATGATTACTTAGAAACCCAACCTGTTCCACGATTAGGTTGAGTATAAGGAGCAATCATCATTGACTCAATCTGAGTAAGATAGGGCGACATATTCTCAAGAGCATTTCCAAACTCTAATTTTGGATATATTTTTTGAGTTGGTTCAATCTGAAGATCGTATACAAATGGTTTATTCCATACTTGAACCTCTCGCTTAGTGATTGCTCCTTCAATTCCATAAGCATTTGCAATTTTTACAATATCAACACCAGATTGTCCAAACACTTCCTCTGAACTTGTTGCAGTGTATCGTGAATTGAAATATTGATCTTGAAATTGACGAATGATTCCATATCCAGAGTTATTGATAATTAAAACGGTAACTGGAAGTTTTAGAGCAGAAAGCGTTTGAAACTCTTGAACATTCATTTGAATTCCACCATCACCACAAATACACAAAATTGGAATCTTAGACTCTGTAGCAATTGCAGCTCCAATGGAAGCAGGAAGCGCATATCCCATTGAAGAGTTTCCAAAGTTTGTAAAAAGTTTTTGTTTAGGTCCAAGAGTAATTGATTGAAGTGCCCATACAAGATTGCCTCCACAATCAGGGATTACAATACATTCTTCTGGAAGGACTATTTGTTTAAGAACATCATAGACATCACCTGGAACACGATTAGGTTCAATCTCAAGAGTTGTCTTCCATCCAGCAATAGTTGTCTTCCAATCTGAACATGAATGTGATACTGCTTGATTAGAATCTAAAAATGATTGTACATTTGCATGAATTGGAATATCAATGTTGAAACCACGTTCAGAAAACTTAAGGATTTCGTTAAGATCAATATCTACCATGATCTTTTTAGATTGAGTTGAACATGTTTTTAGATTACCTCCTGTTTGTCGTGTATCCATACGAGACCCTAAAATCAGCAACAAATCAGCATTTTGTAATGCCAAGTTAGCTACACGATCTCCATAGACTCCAATATATCCAATTCGAAGAGGGTCTGAATGATCTACTAGATCACATGCTGCCCATGAAGTCACAAAAGGAATACCTGTTTTTTGTATCCAATCACGAACTTGAATAGTATACTCACGGCATCCATTTCCAACTACAATCAGAGGTCTAGAAGAACTACTCAATGAAGATGATACATCTAAACAAGAGCTTCTTTCAATTGGAGTTGGAAGGCTTAGTGAAAAGTGATCTATCTTAGACATCTGAAGATTCACTGGAAAGTCAATCAGTACTGGACCTCTTCGTTCAGTTAACATTCGGTCAATTGCAGTTGTAAAAATAGATTGAATATCTTCAATCTTCAAGATCTTCTTTGAATACTTTGTACAGGATGCAAAGGTAGATTCAACAGGAAACTCTTGAAATCCAAGCTGTCTAGGAGATGACTTGATTGAATCAAGTGATTCGTTGAAATTTACTTGACCACTGATACAGAGAACAGGAATTGAGTCATACCAACAACCACAAACACCATTCAGAATATTTTGAACTCCAGGACCACTGGTTACAAGAACTGCAGGGACTTTACCTGAAGCACGATAATATCCTTCTGCTGCCATTGAAGCAGCTTGTTCGTGTTGAAAGCAATAATGCTTTGTTTTAGATGAACGTCCAACTGCATCTACAAATGGAACAATCGCTCCACCGGTAACGATAAAATAAGTTGTAATTCCAATATTTGCCAATTCATCCACAATATTATCTACCACAAACGCCATTCTCATATTTACAAAATGGATCTTAAAACCTTTTAAAAGATCAATCTTAGGACAAAATGATAGATTACGTCTCACTAGGATATACTTCAGATGAACAAGAAATGTTAGAAGATGCTTACAAAGCTATTGAAAAGACTAAGATGTGGGGCTATATGAAACAAGAACCAGGTGGTGGAGAAGGATATATGTACACAGATGATGAAGAACTCAGACTTATTCATAGACATCTTGAATATGACGGTCATTCAGGAGCTTCATTTGCATGGACTATGAGAACAATGCAGAATATCGCACGTCTTGGTGAAGAAGGTTTCATTGAAAAATGCTTAGCCCTGGCTAAGAATGTGAGAAAAGGGAGCATGAATGGGTAATTGAGCTATTTGACACCACGCTAAATAGACTCGGAAAGCCTCTTCATCTTTGAAGAATGGAAAGGAAGGATAACAATTTTTTAGTTCGGTAAATGCCTCTGCATGTTTAGGTGAATTGTTTGATTGAAAGAATTGTACAATTTGAGTGAGTTTTTGAACTCTTGATTCGCGTGGAAGTAAATTAAGATTTGCTCGGAATGTGTCCATTTACTTAGTTAAAGAATTTAGGTTTAAATGTATATCTTTATGATAAAGTATGTCTTGTGCCGCAATTGCTTCAGTTTATTCTAATACAACCCTAAAGAAGGTTGTAAATGTATATCAAACTCAGTTTGTTGATTTCAAAGCTTCTGGCTTTGGAGATTTCCTTCGTGGATCGTTCATGATGCTTCAATTACTTCGAACTCTTGAAAAGTATACAGGTGTTCATGTAGACTTTGATATGGATTTGCGAAATCATCCTATGAGCAAGTTTTTGATTTGTGATGCTGATCTTGAAAGACCAACAGACTATTCAAAACTTGGAAACTTCCACATCGATTCTCTTTTAGTTAATCAAGATGATAACGATATTGCATATCAACACATTGTCCGTGAAGTCGTTCGTTATTTCAATAAAATCCAAACACAAAACTTTTTTGCATTCTGTTGTAAGGATATTGTGTTTACAGAAATTCTTGATTCTGAAAAGCAATTAATTCGTTCTAGAATTCAACCTACTCCTGAAATGGAAACCTACATTACTGAGTCATTAACTCGTTTGGGTGTAACAGGAGCTTATACGACAATTCACATTCGTTTAGATGATGCAGTATGCTTCCCTCATGCAGTTGGATCAAGTCAGGCTACATTGAATACACAATTGATGAATGATTTGGTAGCTAGTGTACGATCTAAAATTGATGAAAGCAAAACCTACGTTTTAGTGTCATCTAGTATAAGAGTAAAGGAAGAACTAACTGGAGGAAACATTCTTTCACTTCCAACAGCTATTTGTCATATTGGACAAAATCAAGAACCAACAGATGAACAGTTGAGAGACACTTTACTTGATTTTTACTTGATGTCACGTTCATCTGAAATTTTAGCGTTCACTACATATGAACGAACTGGATTTAGTTTAGAATGTAGTAATATTTATGGAATACCATATTCAATAACTAAAGTTGAAGATAAAGAAGAAACAGCACGTAGAGAAGAACAACGAAGACAATTTGAATCAATGATGCGACGTTATTAAAATGGATCTAATTTTTACTAAAATAATGGAAGGTGGTAAAAATGACTGACTGCTCTATTTGTTTTGAAAGTATTACTAAGACCACAGGTTGCTGTGTTCTTAGCTGTTCTCACTCCTTCCACATTAAATGTTTAACTAAATGGACTACGGATGCGTCCACTTGCCCCATGTGTCGTCATACTTTAAGCGACATTGAATTAAATCGTCCAGAGCCACCACCAAAACCTGAAATTACACGCTCAGAAGAAGAGAGATGGATTAATATTGGAAACTATACTTGGACCACAGAAAGCCGAATTAGACAAGTCCAAAATCAAGCCAGTGTAACACGAAGCTGTGCAATCCGAGAACTTCGTGATAGTGGTGGAAACGTAGATGAAGCGATTCTTATGGCTCGTGATACTCATCGTATTCGGCATTACATTCTAAGCACTCCACCTCAACCACGAAATCCAATGGAACCTACAGACGATATGCTCACTGCTTGGGCATTAGAACGTCTGTTCAAATACGGAACAATAGAAGAAGGATATGACTATGGAAGTATGGGAGATACAATTAGTCGAAATAATGTAACTCGATTCAGTGGTCATTCTTCTAGTCTCTGGATGCATCCCGAGTTTGAAGGGCTTGAAGTCCGTGACAGATCTCATTCTGTTTAAAATGAATCAATTTTTTCAAATAACTTTATAGTAAAATGAAGACCTTAGACTACAAACTTAGAAAAGCCAAGCGAGAATATGAAGCACTCAAATCAGAACATAAGGAACTAATGGAACTGAACTGGGACATCTTCTACGGACGAAAGGAAGGAGAACATGATCTTGTGAAAGAGAAAGACTTACTCAAAAAATCAGTTGAAGCAGAGAAGAAGATTCATCAATTAGAAGCAAAGTTACAAGCAAAAAAAGAATCTTAACGAATCTAACCTTTTTAAGTATAAACAATGAACAGCATTGACAATGAGTTAATGGTCTTGCACGCAAAGATTGCAGAGTTGGAAGAGAAGAAGAGACGTGAAGATGAAAGGAGAAACAATCCCATCATGGTTCTTGAGAACTTCATTGAACTCAAGAAACAATGTGTTGAACGAAATAGCTACTCAAACAATCTTCCACTTGCCCGAAAGTACGATCAAGAGAAGATCTTGATGATTGAACCAATATTGATTGTTCTTAAAAACTTGTTGGAACGGGTTTCAAAGTTAGAGGAGAACCAAAATGGATCTCTAAACCACTAACTTAACCTTTTTCATATCAAAATGTCATATCAAGTAGTTTCTACAATCCCACATTATCAAGACGATGTTACTAGATATTATATAAGTATAAACAACGATACGCAGTTTCTAGAGTTCACAAATATATATGAATTTCAAGATTTCTGTGATCAAAATCCACAATACACTAAGTACAGCGAGAGACTTTCAGTTCCATCAAAGACTATTCCTAACTCATGGGGAGGAATTATAACTAATAAAAAATTACCCTTCAAACTATCTGAAAGAGTCTAAAAAGGATCTGGAAAAATAAGGTTCATATCTACTTTTTTTGCAATAACTACTTCTTCTCGTTTAGTTCTATATGGTTGATACTCTTCCCAAAAGTTACACTTTTCTGGAATAGTAAAACCTTCAATCCAATCTGGAACAGGACATACAAAGTATATTTTTGTCTTATCATTCTTTATTTTGACTTCGCAAGGATATCCACACTTACATAACGGTCTATCTTTTTTACAAGTTCCTCCACCAAAACAGAAGTTCTCACATCTATCCTCTGTTGTGTATTTTCCACCACGAATGCTATAATGTGTAATTCCTCTATCAGTCAAATATCTTTCTGTAATAAAGTTTTCAATCTCTAAAGCATCTTGATTATCAACGTCATCGTTCCAATATCGTTCGCATCTCCAAACTTCATCATCCTCTAAAAAACGTTTAAATGATCTATTATTTACAACGCTATATAAACCGATAATTGTAGTATAATCTCCATTTGAAGTATTTATACCTCCTCTACCAGTTTGATGTTCATTCCAACGCCTAAAAAGACGCACAGTTTCTCCAACATAAATATCTCTTTCTTCTGATTGAAGAACATACACCCAGTGCATTAGTGTTAATCTATGAAAGTGTGTAAAACAGATTGTCGTTCAAAATGGATTATAAATTCTTAAATCAATCTTTTTCACTCTAAAATGGCACACTTCTATCAAAAATTTCTAGCAGAGAACTGTTCAGGTACAGTTCAAAACAATCATTATACATATTGGGTTCCTCAATCCATCTTCAACGAACTTCCAATCAAACGATGGAAGCATAACCGACCTCCAGATAACGATCGTGTGGCTGAGATTCATGAGTTCATGAACCGGACGAAACGTATGGATGGTATGCTCTATGTTGCATGCGTCAATAAAGAACTAGTCTGCTACGAATCCAATCATCGCCGCGAAGCATTGATTGGAATTGAAGGTATGAATCCCATTCTCGTTGACATCCTTTGGGATGCAACCGACGAGATGGTAAAAGGTGAGTTTCTTCGCTTAAATAAAGCAGTTTCTGTACCAGAACTCTATGTGTCTGAAGACACTAGTGTAGATCCAGCTGAACTAATACAACTACGAGACAAGTTCTGTGAGACCTATAAACTACTCAAAGTGACTACAGGTCGTCCAAATGCTCCTAACTTCAATTCAGATATGGTCATGAATGAGTTTCTACGAGTTATGAAAGAGAACAAATTGAGTCCTTCCGAGTTCTGGATTCGTTTGATGCGTCTCAATACACAGATGGCTTCACGAGATCGCAAAAAACTGACCCCAAAAATCATTGAAAAATGTGAACGCTCTGGATTATGGCTCTTTGCATGGAGTCGTGTATTGGATGGTAAGGAGTTGGTTTAATCGTCCAAAATGGATCTATTTTTGATTAAAAGTTAGACATTAGGAAGTTATAAGAAATGTCAAATATTAACGATATATATTGGGCACAAAAGCTAGCGTATAGTAATCGCAATAAGAGAAGAGAAGAAGCGAATAAGAAGATAGATGATATAGATATAGTAATTAAAAAGTATGAACAACGATTAAAATTTGAAGAGTATCAGAAAAAAGAACAAGAAGAAATTTGGAAATCTAAAGAAGAAGAAGAACTAAAAAAAGAAGGTGAAATAATACTTAGAGAAGTTAATAAACTTCGAGAAGCTTCACTTAAACATCGTGAAGAAACAATAAAATCACCAGAATTTAGAAAAGAAGTACAAAGAATACATGTACTACGTCATCGTAATATTTATGGAAAACCTAAAGAAAAAGTTTCAGAACATTTAGAACAATTTATAAAAAAAAATATAGAACAATACATCAAAAATGATGAGAATCTAATAACACAAAATAGTAGAGTAAAATTACTTAGGATGGGTGTTTCTATTGATGATATTTTAAGATTAGATAATGATCCTATTGTATTAGAGGTAATTGTTAGACAAAGAGAGGAAGAAGAAAAAAGATATAAATCATCTATATTACAACAAAATAGAGAATTGCTAAATGATATAAAAATGAAAGGTCAAAAAAGATGGCGTTTTATGGTATCTGAAAATGATCATTTTCCATATGATCCAATACCTATTGGAGCTGAGTTGAGATATGGAGCAGGTTATAAATGGTTTTATAAAAATATGACTGAAGATATGAAAGAAAAGATTAGTATGACTTCTCATGATGCTTTAGGTGTTGACCATGATGTTGCAGCTGGAGTTGTAAAACAATTAGAGATACATGAAGAATACAATGGATCATTTTGGAAAATTATAGTTACATAATTACTAACTCTACTCCCACAAGTTAATGTTTCTAACTTGTAGATCTATAAACTCGGTCATGATATTAATCATACTATTCATCTCTATTTTTGAATCGTAAAGAGATGTAAGTAATATTGAAGTATTTTTTGCTAAGT